CCTTACTTGGTTTCGTGCAGCAGCAGCCGCTGCCATTGCACTATACCTAGCGGGAGAAACTGATCTGAAGGTACTAGGAACTGCTGCATTGGCAGGTTTCCTTGGTCCAGTCCTAAAGTGGCTTGACCCATCTGCGAAGGAGTTCGGCAGAGGAGCAGAGTAGTTTAAGAAAGCGCGAGGCAATAAAGGCCCCAGGAGAAATCCTGGGGCTTCTTTTTTGTTGCCTAAATTTGGTCAGGCTTATCGATAGGACAAGGAGCTTTCAATAGGTTGCCACAATTAGCACACTGAACATCAAGGGCATACCAGCAGATCTCGTAATCTTGAAACTGGACATAGGTAGAAAAGACGGTACAACCGCAGATACATTGGTGGGTTGGACCTACTGAGCGTAGGTCGGAAGCCTTGATAGGTGGTAGGCTGTGTCTGTTTTTCAACAGCCGGAGTAGACGGAGACGCATTGCCCAGGACGGCTCCTTCCTGTGGTCAGTCGCCTCGGCGCTTCGCGCCGCCTCTGTCGGTACGGCGCTCACCACAAGCGGCGCCTACCGTAGATTCGCTAACGCTCATATTGTAGAAAGTTTGGGAGTGTCGCAGAAGCGACACGCCGTAGAAGAGGTAAGATTTTTCTGTGACCACATTAGTAGGTATTCAACTAGAGAACCATTGTGTATTAGCTGCAGATAGTCAGATAACTGAGGATAACTTAAGGACTATCTCTACTGCTACTCCAAAGATAATCTCCATTGGTAAGTACCTACTGGGTATCACTGGTGACTCTAGACCTGGTGACATCCTTACCTATAACTGGTCTCCACCGAGTTACAAAGGTGCAGATCCCATCCAATGGATGGGTAAGAAAGTCCTGCCGTCTATAGTCACGGCGTTCAAAGAGAATGGATATGATCCTTATGAAGCTACGAAAGAAAAAGACTCAGGATTCGACTACATTGTTGCGTTTAATGGCAATGTCTTCCATATTGCGACAGACCTCTCGTTCATCCAATCAGACCTGGGACTCTACGGTTTGGGGTCGGGTGGTGCTTTCGGTCTTGGGTATCTCTACGGTCTGTCTACTTCTTATCTTCGCCGACAGCCTGAGCGACACGCCAAGCGTGCCGTAGAAATCGCGTCGGTGCTTGATGTCAATACCCACGAACCTGTACAGTTGGTTACTCAACGACGGGAGTTCTAATGAAAAAGGATTTAGGTAACTGGTCTATCTATATCAATAAATCTAATCTAAGTAATTGGGCAGTAGGCATTGATAGATACCAGGAATGGGATGGCACTTCGCCAAACTATGTAATTGTTGCCAACGTTTATCAGATAAATCTGCTATTCTTTAATGTAACAATCACTAGGTGGTCAAGATGGACATAAAAGAATTATTAGTTAAAGCTCTCCACGAAAAGGAGAACAAAAAAGCAAGATCAACTCAAGTTCAGATAGGACCTTCTGAGTTAGGCGGATGCCGCCGTAAGGTTTGGTACCGGTTAAACGGTCAGCCGGAAACCAATGACAACGAGCTAAAGCTCGCAGCGATTATGGGTACTGCTATCCACGCTGCAATAGAGAATGCGCTTGCTGACAATAAAGAAGTCGTGCTTGAACAGACTGTCGAATACGGCGGAATGAAAGCGCACGTGGACTGCTATATCCCATCTACTGGGGCTGTAGTTGACTGGAAGACAGTAAAGGCTAAGAACCTGAACTACTTCCCAAGCAATCAACAGCGTTGGCAAGTACAAGTCTATGGCTACCTGATTAGCAAATCTGGATTGGGGAAGGTTCAGACTGTGAACCTAGTAGCCATACCTCGTGATGGGGATGAGAGGGATGTCCTAGTGCATTCCGAACCCTATGACGAAGCCATTGCCCTAGAGGCGCTCAACTGGTTAGAAGCAATAAAGCAATCGGACACGGTTCCTGATCCTGAAAGGGACGAGAACTATTGTAAGTTTTATTGCAAATACTATGACGCCTCTGGGGAGATGGGATGCGTTGGTATAAAAAAAGAACGTACAAAAACTGAATTACCTATCATTGATAATCCTGATGCAGATACAACTGCTATGGAATATCTACAGCTCGACAACCAGATTAAGGAACTGACTGAACGAAAGGAAGCATTGAGAGATGGTCTTTCTGGATTACTCGGCGTAACTAAATCTGGTTTCGAGATTAAATGGACAACGATCCAAAGCAATACAGTTGACAAGGAAGCGGTGGAGAAAGCACTAGGCTTCGTGCCAACTAAACAAGGAAAGGAAAGCGCAAGGCTTTCAATTAAACATACTGGAGGAAACTAAATGGCTGCACCAGAATCAACCAAGTTCCAGGTGAACTTCAAGTCACCCGATGGAACTCTCATCAATCTCTACGCTACAAACAAGGAAGAATTAGAGGCGTTGCTAACAGCAGCGCAGGACTTTTCCGCCCTTATTGCAAGCGTTAGCCAATCTTTCTCAGGCGCTGCTGCAACTGCGCCCGTTTACAATAATCCAACACCAAAGCAAGTAGCTTCTGACTTCCCTTTTAACCAAGCCGCTGCTCCAGCGGCAGGCGGTCACGTATGCCGTCACGGCAATATGAGATACCAAGAGGGAGTAAGCGCGAAAGGACCTTGGAAGGGCTGGATGTGTGCGTCACCTAAGGGAACGCCACAATCTGAAAAATGCCCAACAATCTGGGTCAGGTAATGTTATGCGAGAGCCGCGTAACTACGAGGCTCCGCTATGTGCAGAAGTCGATGGTGATATCTGGTTCCCAGATCACGGTGGAAGTGCGCCAAGTGTACAAGTTGCAAAGAGAATCTGTAGTCAATGTACTCATCGACTTGAATGCGCCGAATGGGGTATTCACAATGAACGACACGGTATCTGGGGAGGACTTGCTCCAAAGCAGAGACAGGCAATCCGTCGTAAACAAAACATAATTCTACCGAAGGAGAAAAGTGCTTAGGCTAGATAGGGCTTGGCGCAGTTCTCATAGCAACGCAGAACCTTTGCCGGTGGTTTGGAAAGACCTAACGACAAAGGATATAAAGTTCCGGCGCGGTCAAGTGTGTATGGTTGCCGCTGCACCTAACGCTGGAAAGTCTATGTTCGCTATGATCTATGCAATCAAAGCCCAAGTGCCTACACTTTTCTTCTCGGCAGATACTGACACTGCAACAGTAATGATAAGAGCTGCTGCACATATCTCAGGCCACGTACAGACGAGCGTTGAGAGCAACATAAGAGATAACCCTAACTATTACTCAGACTTCCTAGAGAACATAGGCCACATCCAATGGGTCTTTGACTCTAGTCCTTCGCTTGATGACATCGAAGCAGAGGTCAAGGCTTACATAGAACTCTATGGAATAGCTCCGAAGCTGATAGTGATAGATAACCTAATGAATGTCGTTGCTGAAACTGACAATGAATGGGCAGGGTTACGAGCGATAATGGCAGAACTGCACGATATGGCTAGGAAAACCGAAGCCTGTGTGATGGTACTGCATCACGTATCAGAGCAAAGCGAGTATGGCTCAGTCTTTGAACCGTCACCGCGAAAGGCGATTCACGGAAAGGTAAGTCAATTACCAGCGCTGATACTAACTCTTGGCTACAACCCGTATGACCATACCCTTCGGGTTGCTGCAGTCAAGAATAGATTCGGTAGGCATACTGCTGATGGTAAAGATTGGGTTGCTTTGTTTACCAACTACGCTGCTTGTCAGATAGCAGACTCTGATGCCTACGGCAGAATGATTTACAACTCCAATAAGGTGCTATGAGTTCATACAATAAACAAAAGGGAACCAAGTTTGAGAGCGACGTTATGAAGTTCTTGAGATCCTTGGGCCATTTTGCTGAGAGATTAGCCAAGGCGGGAGCCAACGATGAAGGTGACATCGTTACCATAATCGCAGGTCAGACCTATATTTTGGAGTGTAAGAACCGTAAGTCAATCAATCTTCCACAGTTCTGGGCAGAAGCCCAGACTGAGGCAGCCAACTATGCGAAGGCTCGGGGGTTACCCGTCAATCCTCCAGCCTTCGTCATAGTCAAGAGAAGGAACGCCAGCATTGAAGATGCTTGGGTAGTACAGTCATTAGAGAAATGGATAGAACAAATGCCAACACCACAAGGTGACATAACAACAACAGAAATACTAAAACCAAAAGAGGAGAAGGAAAATGGAAAAGAAGATAATTGACGTAGAGGAAACTCACTTAAAACTAACAGAACTTCTTATTGAAAGTTACCACCCAGAAGATAATGCCTATAACACGGGGATAGCTCACGCTATATTGGTGATAAGTGGAGGCGATGTTCGTTCAATTAAAAAAACGCGAGACGCTCGAAGAGAAAAGGTATTATCTAAATGATCTGCACTGATTGTCAGGTAGGTGGTGACTTCAATGCCAAGGGTACTTACGATAAGGCAGAAGAGCTACACGGATACTGCAAAGGAGATTGCACTTGTCTACACAAGACTGGTCCAGGGTGGGCCGTAAAAGCGGGAGAAAAGGCAACTCAGATGCGAGTGCAATCCCCATAGATCTTATCGTTGCCCACTATGGTGGGGAGATAAGACAGGGTAAGAGTGTTTCAGTTAAGTGTTGTATGCACGATGACTCACGTCGCAGTGCAGTAATGAACACTTACGATAATTTGTATTACTGCCACACCTGCGGTAAGGGTGGATCGGCAGTAGATGTAGTAATGGCTAACGAGAATATGGGGTTTAAGGATGCTCTCAACTACGCAGTCGACATTGCTAAACGAGGCGGCGCACAGATACGCTCGGCTAATAAGCGACGAGGCGCTGGAATATCTAAGCGCACGTGGAATATCTAAAGAGGTAGCCCAGCGCTACAGTCTTGGAACTATAGCCGATCCTATTGAGGGTCATCAGGGTTATACCGGCTGGATATCTATTCCATACTTCACAGCTTTAGACATCTGCGTAGGCTTTAAGTTCCGTAGGTTAGATGATGGTAAGCCTAAGTATGGCGCTCCGGTAGGGCAGAAGAGTCATCTCTATAATGTTATTGCTACTACTTATGACTCATCAAAGATAGTGATTTGTGAGGGTGAGTTTGATGCAATCATTATGAATGAGGCAGGCATCCCAGCAATAGGTGTGCCTGGAGTAGCGGCTTGGAAACCTTACTATCCAAAGTTATTTACCGGCTTTGATGTCATCTATGTCATTGGAGATAACGACACAAGAGAAGATAAAGAAACTAATCCAGGAGCTGAGTTTGCTCGGCGTGTCGCAAGCGAGGTATTAAACTCACAAATAGTACAATTACCACCAGGTATGGACATTACGGACTTCTATCTGGCTAATGGTAAAGAAGAACTAACCAACCTAGTAGGAGGAGTGCGATGAATGAGCAAGAAAAAGGATCTCCAAGAGGCAGCCAGATTATTGATGGATATGGGGATGATAATAGTTTCGATAGATTACAAGGCTGGGACGATAACTTGCCAGCCAATGCCGGTACGAAAATAGATGACAAATTTGTAGAAGATATGTGGCGTGTCTTTGATGCCGCAGGCACCCTTCTGTTGAGGAAGCATAAAGATTATGGGCCTCTCAACGTGGCTCACTCACCTGGCGGTCCTCTCAATGGACTGCGTGTCCGTATGTGGGACAAGGTAGCTAGAATAAATAATCTACTTGATAGCGGTGTCAAGCCTTCTAATGAATCACTCAGAGATTCCTTTGTAGATTTACTAAACTATTCTGCCATTGCAATTATGGTGCTTGATAAGAAATGGCCCGAGCTACCCAATGACTGAACTACATCCTACTTTACTTGAGATAGCACCTGGCGTAGCGCAAGCAATCTATCGTCGCTACAGGGGTTATGTCGAGAAAGAGGATGTGCTACAAGAGTGTTATCTCTGGGCTACTTCTAGGAATGACAGCTTTATAGATCAACTAAACGAAGAGAATACCATCAAGCGTATCGCCAATGAGAGGCGCATTGCTTGGCAGATGAAGCGCCACGCTGAACGCTACGCTCGCAAAGAGAAAGCGAATAAGTCTGGCTATCGCATAGGCGATGAAGCCTTCTACGATACTGCTACCTTGGGCCAACTACTACCCTTTGTTATCGCATCTATTGTAGATAACACAGCGCTAGAGCAAGCGCAGAATATGATTAATGATGGACAGCCAAAGAGACAGTCAGCTCCGGCTGAAGGTGGCAACCTACTAGCCACACTCATTGACATCAAGAAAGCCTATCTAAAACTAGAGCAGGAAGACCAAGTAATCTTGCGTATGCGCTATCACGAAGCGGCTACGCTACACCAACTAGCACAGTATCTAGAGTGTGCAGTATCTAGTGCTGATAGAAGAGCTAACGCTTCTATGCGTAGGCTCCAGCAGTCACTCGGCGGAGAGAGTCCCTGGGCGTGAGCGAACAAGAACTCTTTGACTATCTAAAGGATAGCCACTTCCCTGATCTTGTGAAATCAGAATCTACTTACGACTCCTTTGATTGCACCACTAACACTAAAGGTATGTTCATTGAACTCAAGTGTAGGCATACCCATTACCCTGAACTTCTCATTGAGAAGAGTAAGTATGAGCGTCTTATTCTTGAGGCTAGCTACCATAACCTAGC